GAGGTAAATATATGTCTGTGTCTAATATAAATAGTTTAAATCTTGATGATCTTCTTTAAAGATAAATAATATAATTGATTATATAAATTAGTTTGGCCTCCTTGGAGGCCTTTTTTATTTTTATATAAAATTAAATAAGTTATGCAAAACATATATGATGATATTTCCAAAATTGGAAAACAACTAATGCTGAATGAACCATTTTATGGTATATTTTTATCAACATTAAATAAAGTAATTAGAAATGATCTTCCAACAGCTGGAGTATGTCGAAATGGTATTAACTATCAATTAGCAGTAAATGAAGAATTTTGGAATAGTTTAAATACTGACAAGAAAAAAGTTGGTTTACTTAAACATGAATTACTTCATATTTGTTTTAACCATATAAACGATCAAGAAAATTTCCCAGACCATGAATTACATAATATAGCGGCTGATGTTGAAATAAATCAGTATTTAACTCCTGATTATTATCCAACACCTGATATTTTATTACCAAGTTCATTTCCTGAACTTAAATTACCATTAAAAGCTGGTACTAAAATATATTATGAATTATTATTAAAAGCTAAAAATGAAGGAACATCTCCTTTTTTAAATTCATTATTAGATGGTGATCCAAGTACTGGAGGAAAACATGGATCTATAGCTGATAATTTACATTCAACTTGGAAAGAATTTGATAGTTTATCTGAAGCGGATAAAAAATTAATTAAAGCTCAAATAGAACATCAAATAAAAAGTATAATTGAGTCTCAACAAAGAGATAGAGGTTTTATACCTAGTGAATTAAAAGATTATATTGATAGTTTATTTGAAATAAAACCACCATCATATGATTGGAAATCATATTTTAGAAGATTTTTTGGTTCTTCAAATAAAATATACACTAAAAAAACTAGACGTAAACTAAATAAACGCTTCCAAGAAAACCCAGCTTTAAAAATTAAACCTAAAAAACGAGTTTTAGTCGGAGTAGATACCTCAGGTTCAGTTAGTTCTAAAGATTTACAAGAATTTTTTGGAGAAATATATCATATGTGGAAAACAGGTATCACAATCACTGTAGCTGAAGGTGATGCTGATATTCATAATGTTTATGAATACAGCGGTAAAACACCTGATTATGTTACAGGTAGAGGAGGTACTGATATGAATCCATTTATTGAATATTTTAATAGTAATAAAAAATATAATAGTTTAATTATATTAACTGATGGAGAAATTGGAGAAAAAACAGTAAATACATTTAAACCGATGTTAACAGTATTATGTTCTAAAGGTGCTAATATTGAAGAAGTTAAAGAAAATGGTTGGGGTAATGTTATTAAAATAATTAACTAGGCTTCCTTGACTCTATAACATATATTTATCTTATAAATTTAAAAACAAATAAAAGTTATGTCTAAAAAATCAAATCAAGTCTCATTAAACATTAATGAAGCAAAAGAGTTTCTAACTCATATTGTAAATAATAATCGTTATTTACAACAGAATAACAAATTACCTGTATCAACAGAAATAATTGGTGATTCGGGTATTGGTAAAACATCAATGGTAATTCAAGTAGCTAAAGAATTAGGATTAAATTTTGTTAAATTAAATTTAGCTCAAATTGAAGAATTAGGAGATTTAGTAGGTTTTCCAATCCGTCAATTTGAAATGGAAAATAAAGATTTATTTGACACCAATAAAGAATGGATTGATGAACATGCTGTTGAAGATTATCATAAAAAAGGATGGATAACAACTGGTCAAAATAGAATGAGCTATTGCCCACCTGAATGGATAGCTAATAAAACAGCAGGTGGTATATTATTATTAGATGATTGGAATAGAGCTGATATAAGGTTTATACAAGCTGTTATGGAACTAATAGATAGACAACAATATATTAGTTGGTCACTACCTAAAGATTGGCATATAATATTAACCGCTAATCCAGATAATGGAGAATATTTAGTTAATAGTATAGACAACGCTCAAAAAACACGTTTTATAACTGTTAATTTAAAATATGATATTAATTGTTGGTCAGTTTGGGCTGAAAATAATCAAATAGATGGTAGATGTATTAATTTTTTACTAAAACATCCTGAATTAGTTACAACAAATGTTAACTCAAGAAGTATAACAACATTTTTTAATTCAATATCTTCATTAGATTCATTTGAATCTAGTTTACCATTAATACAAATGATAGGAGAAGGTAGTGTTGGTTCTGAATTTACTACTTTATTTACAATGTTTATTAATAATAAATTAGATAAAATAATTTCACCTGAAGATATATTAACTCATAAAAGTGAAGAATATGTTCTTAATACTTTAAAAGGAATTATTGGTAAAGATAAAAAATATAGAGCTGATTTAGCTTCAATTTTATCAATACGTTTAATTAACTATAGTTTATTTTATAGTAAAAATAATAAAGTTGAAAAATCATTAATTGATAGATTAGCTTTTTTAATGAATGAAGAATTATTTGCCGTTGATTTAAAGTATAATATTGTTAAATCTATATATTCTGGTAACTCATCAGCTTTTAAATTATTAATGTTAGATAAAACACTTATTAAATTCTTAACCAAATAAATTATGAAAAAATATATAAAACTAGTTCAATCTCATTATAAATCAAGATTATCATTTGTTAGTTACACTAGTATAGGTGGATGGATAACTAAAGAACATATTGAACAATATAATAAAATCTATGATAAATTTAAAGATAATAAATTAACATCTAATTTAAATATTAATATAACTAGTTTATCTGAATTTCCTTCTTATAAATTAAAAAATCATATAGAAGAAAATAATTTAAATATTAATATAACCCGAAAAGCCAAAGCATTTAACACTATTCTTTTAAATAATTCTCTTATTAATCAACTTTATTTAACTGAACCTTCTTATTCTAACCTAAAACTTACAGATAAACATTATTGTGTCCCATACTCATTTATAACAACTACTTACACAAAATATATAAATGATAAAGATTATAGTTCTATTTCTAAATTTTCAGATACAGACTATTGTTTAATTGATGAAGATATGCTTATTAATGATCTTATACCAATTGATAATAAATTTAGTTTAATAACTGAATTTCCAATAATTGAGGGAAAATTAATAAAAATAACTTGGGGTAATAAAAAAACTAATCAGGGTTTAGAATTTTTTACAAATTTAGCTAATTATATAGAAGAAAATAATTTAAACGTAATATTTGATGAATCAATATCTAATGAAATAAATAAAGAATCTGTGATAGATTTAGATGTTTTTCAAATATTATTTAATATGCTTGCCAGTGATGATGTTAATAATCATATTGTAGCTCAAGAATTAATATCAAATCATGATTTTGAATTATCTAAACCTTATATTTTATTTTTAGCGTCTAAATTTAAACTTCTTAGAAATAAATCATCTAATAATAAAAATTGGGGTATGACATATAAACATATTTCTAAATATAAAGACTTAATTACTAAATATTGGTCTAGTCGTTCAACTAATGATTTAGATGATGTTTATTTTTTTCTTCAAAATTTTACCCCAAAATATCCACAATATAAACAGATTGTATGTGATTGTTTAACTATTTATTTAAATCATAAACTTAAAGCTGATTTAATTAAAGAAATACATTCTTTATAATATTTATAATAAAAATTAATGGCTAAAATCGTACTTTTAAGTTGTACTAAATCTAAACTAGATAAACCATCACCAGCTCAAGATTTATACTCAGCATCTCCTATGTTTAAAAAAACATTAGAGTACGGTAAATCTCTTAAACCTGATAAAATGTTTATTTTATCTGCTAAGCATCATTTAGTACCTTTAACTAAAGTATTAGCACCTTACGATAAAACTCTTAAAAATATGCCTGCTGATGAAAAGAAAATGTGGGTTGATCAAACTATAAAACAAATGAAAGATCAAGGTCTTAATTTACAAAAAGATCATTTTATATTTTTAACCGGAAGTGAATACATGAAACCACTTAAAGATTATATAACTAATATTGAATCACCTATGGAAGGTAAAAGAATGGGTGAACGTTTACAATGGTTAAATAATCAAATAACTAAATTATCTGAAGCGTTAAAGCGTCTTAAACATTTTATATATGAATGTCTCACAAAATAAATTAAACGAATATATTAAATTATATTTAAATGATTTAGAAGATTATGGTAACGAACAAAATATTATTCTAACTGAATCTGTACTAAATTCACTTAAACAACTTATAGTTGAATCTAAAAAAGATACAACTTTAATACTTAGAGAAGCATTAGTTAAAGCCACTCCTGAGAAACGAGTTATTATTGAAGATTTTATGCTTTATATACAAGAAGCATAATTCTAGTTTGGCCTACATAAAAATTATTTATATATTTAAATAAAATAAAAGTTATATGAGTATAGATCCAACACTTCAAATTAAACGAATTAAATCACCTGATGGTATTATTCGTTACATCAAAGACAAAAAACTACATAATCCTGATGGCCCAGCAGTATTATATCCTGATGGTAAGGAAGAGTATTATTTAAATGGTATTTTATATACTCAAGATGCTCATAAAAAAGCAAAAAAAGATACTACTGGTCTTCCATGGTATAAAAATGGTTCAACTAAAACAAGACATTAATTATGAAAATAGGTTTTTGTGGTACAGTAAGTGTAGGTAAAACTACATTAGTAAATTCATTAAAAGAATTACCTGAATTTAAACATTATAATTTTGCCACAGAACGTAGTAAATATTTACGTGATTTAGGAATACCTTTAAATACAGATAGTACATTAAAAGGACAAACAATATTCTTAGCAGAAAGATGTAGTGAATTACTTCGTACAAATATTGTAACTGATAGAACTATAATTGATGTAATGGCATTTACATTTAATGCTCAATCAATTAGTACAGTTGATAAACACGAATTTGAACAATATGCTTCTCGCTTTATTGAGGAGTATGATTGGATATTTTATGTTAGTCCTGCCGGAGTAGAAATAGAAGACAATAATGTACGTACTACTGACGCTGTTTACCGTACTCAAATAGACCAAACAATCAAACATCTATATTCAGAACATTTATGGAGAATTAAAAACTTTGGTATTATTGCTGGTTCTAACGAAGATAGACTGAAACAAATAAAATCTTATCTAAATATATAATATTTATAACAAAACTTATTTAGATGAAACGTAACGAATTATACAAATACATTAAAACTGAAATTATAAACGAATTAAGTTTAGCAGAAGATACAGCTTTAGTAACTTCTAAAGCTGGCACAAAATCTGTTTCTTTTACAAATCCAAATGATTTAAATGCTTTAAAAACTGACTCTAATGTTAGTTCTATTACTACAACATCTGGTAAAAAAATAAAAGAAGCTGAATCCTCAGAAATAAGCCGTAAAGAAAAAGGATTAAATGAAATGTCACCACGTCCTAGATCTATTATTAAAAAAGGTGATAATTTTGATGAAGCTTTAGAATTATATGATGAGAATACTATTGAAGGTCAAATGTTAAAAATAATAGATGAAGCAGGTGAAGAAGGTATCTCACAAGAACCTTTAGCTCAAAAATTAGGTATTAACGCTACTTCTCTTAATCCACGCATTAATGAATTTATTTCAGCTAAAGCTTTAGCCAAGCCAACTATTAAAACTGCTCCCTCAGAAGAACCAGAAGATGAAGATTTTGATGAGGAAGAATTTATCGAAAAAGATGAAGAAGAAACAGAATTCACTGATAAAGGTGAAGAAGAAACTGAACCTAAATTCGATGAAAAAGAAGCAGATAAAGAAGCATCAGTATCAGCTGAAAAAGAAAAAGGAGAAGAATTTGATAAAGAAGAAGTAGAAAAAGTAAATAAAGCTAGAGAAATTTTAATTAAAAAAAGAGATAAAATTTTAGCTGCTGATGAAAATGATGATGAAGCTACTTATAAAAAAGAAATGGATCTTTTAAAAATATATGTTAAAAATAATAAAGATACTATTAAAAAAGGTAAACTAACAGATATTATATCAAGCATAATTAATGTTAAATAAACTAAAAAATAATTTCCTCTTTATTGTAATTATTGTATTAATTATCATAATTTTATTGCAAAAATGTGGGGGTAAAAATATAGATACCCCCACTATTATCACTAAAATAGATACTACATACATCACTGTCAATAAAGAAATTCCAACATATGTTCCTAAATGGAAAACTAGAGTAGAACATGATTTTATTCATGATACTATTACTAAAATAGACACAGCATATGTTTTAGGAGATTATTATTCAACTTATGTTTATCAAGATTCATTAATAACTGATACCTTAAAACTTCATATTAATGATTCTATTTCAAAAAATAAAATTAAATCAAGAAGTATAAAATACCAACTAACATACCCTGTAATAACTGTTACTAATACTATTATAGAAAAAAAACATGAATTATATTATGGATTAAGTTTAGCAGGTAGTAAAGAAGGTTTAAATAGTTTTGGCCCTGAATTACTATTAAGAACCAAAAACAAATCAGCTTATGGTTTAGGAGTTGGAATAACTGGAAATTTCCAACCCGTAATAAGCTTTAAAATGTATTGGAAAATAGGAAAAAAATAAATGTCTCAAGATCTCAAACAAATAATAAGAGAAGAATACATCAAATGTGCTCAAGACCCAGCGCATTTTATGAAAAAATATTGCCACATTCAACATCCAACTCGTGGTAGAATTATCTTTAATTTATATCCATTTCAAGGTAAAGTATTAAATTTATGGAAAGAAAATCCATATTCTATAGTACTTAAATCACGTCAATTAGGTATATCAACTTTAGCAGCTGGTTATTCTTTATGGTTAATGTTATTTCATAAAGATAAAAATGTATTATGTATAGCAACTAAAGTAGATACAGCCAAAAATATGGTTACTAAGGTAAGATTTATGTATGATAATCTTCCTTCATGGCTTAAAGGATCTAAACCATTAGAAGATAATAAATTATCTTTTAAATTACCAAATGGTTCTCAAATTAAAGCAGTATCAGCAGCTGGTGATTCAGGTCGATCAGAAGCTGTTTCTTTACTAATAATAGATGAGGCTGCTTTTATTGAAAATATAGGTGAAATATGGGCTTCAGCTCAACAAACCTTAGCTACTGGTGGTGGAGCAGTTGTATTATCTACACCTTATGGTACAGGTAATTGGTTTCATCAGACGTGGGTAAGAGCAGAAGCTCAAGAAAATGATTTTCTTCCAATTAAATTA